TATGGTTTATAGGGATGGGTGGCCACAAGCTTTTTATAATGGTAATATTAGTACACAAGCTTTAATTAATTATTCATTAAATAAAGCTTGTGTATATTCTTATAACGAAAAAGATCAAAGAGTTGATAATTATGTAGAAGAACCACAAAAAAATTTTAAACCTTTTAAAACAAATAAGGAAAGTAATCCTTATTTGGTTCAAGGTAGAACTGTTTCAGATTATATAGAAGAAGATTAAATTATAAAATTTATAATTTTATAATTTTATTTTATTTATTTTATAATTTTATTTTATTGATTTTGTCATAAGTCTGGTATCAACACCTATTCCATATAGTAAATTTAGTAAAAGTTTAAAAGAATAGGGAATAACAACATAACCTATTTTTGATTTTTTACAAATATCACAAATTTTATGACTATTTGACATAAATCCACAATTCTTACAGACCATAACTTTAAATTCATCAGATACATGCATCATCCTTTCAATGATAAAATTAGAAGCTCCATGTGCAACAAAAGAATCTTTTTCCATCTCACCTACTTTTTGTCCACCTCTATTAACTCTACCACCGCCAGGTTGTCTTGTTAAAAAATCAGAACTACCTTGTCTGTCCCTTGCTTGAATTTTATCTTTTACATGATGTCTAAGTGCTTGATCATAAAGTGGACCCATATAAATTTTTTTTTTCAAAGGAGTTCCATCAGGTAGTTCCATATTTTCAAATCCATTCTCGTCGAATCCGTTTTCTCTTAAAACTTTTTTAGCATAAGAGATATCTATTTCTCTAAAAGCAGATACATCAACTCTTTTTCCTGAATAAACTGCTGCTTTTGTTATTAATAACTCTATTGGAAGTCCAATAGTTCCTCTTGATGGCAAACCGTGACTATTAAAATATAAATCTGGAACGATCCCTTTGTTTTTACCGTCGCTTACTCTTATCATATTTTCTCTTTTTTCTACTCGACCAACAGTTCCTTTTTGTGAATATCTTAAAGCAAGTTTATCACCAGCAACATATTTTCTTTTTTGTCTTAATTTAATTTTAATAACTGGATTATTATCTATTTCTGTGTTTTTGTAAACACAATCTACATAACCTTCTTCTCCTAATCCTGCTATAAAAGAAGTATTTCTACCGTTTTTTGTCACTTTTCCTACTAAACAATCACCTTGTTTAATATATGAATTTAAGTAGGGTAGACCTGTTTCTGGATTAATATGATTATATTTATCTGGTGATTCTTTATCATTTATTAAGGGGGGTCTTTGTAAAATTTCTTCTGGATTTGTTATCAAAAAAGTTTTAGTATAATATTTCCAATAATTTAACATTCCAGAATTTACAAAATCTTCTGAAAGAATAACTGCGTCTTCTTGATTATCAGGATCACAATAAAAAGCTACATTTAAAGTTTGACCAGAAGGCATGATATCCATTTTTGGTAAAAAATATAAGTCTGTTTCAGTAAAACTTCTAGTAGCCCTATATAATCTTTTAAATCCAGATTTACCAGTCGCACCAGATAATTTTAATTGATAATTTGTATGATATTCACCTAAAGCTTGTTTACCCATGGAAGCTTGGTATGTTGTACGTGGACAAGGTTGTCTATTAGACATTGGAGCTACTCCAGCTGCTACTCCGTATATTTGTAAAGGATCTAAATTACAATAATTATAATTAGTTACTGATTTATATTCATAATATTTTTTTTTATCTGTTTTATATAATTTTTTTAAATTTTTAGAATAATTTCTAAATTTGTCTATACTGTAACAAATAACAACATCTTCATCATTTTCTTCTTTAGGACTTAGAAATTCTATACATCCATTTTTAATTAGTATATCATAATCTAAATCCCATCCATTAATTTTATCAATCACAAGTTCATCATTTTCTACTCTAAAAAATGGACAAATAGGTCTTGAACTATCGGAATAAATATAAACAGAATCAATAACTTTATCTATTGTTATTTCAATATCATAATATAACTCACCGTATATTTTCATTTTTTTTAAAAGTTTATACATACTCATAGAACACATATATTGGTTTTTATTATCAAATGATATCAATATTCCGTTAATAAAGAAAAATAAATTATTTTCAGATTCAGAAGTATCTATATTATATTTTTTAAAATATTTTTTTTCATTAGTTACAATATTTTTTAAAAATTCATAAAGTTCTTTTTTATCTCTCTCTACAGAAAATATTGATGTAACACAATCATGTGTTACAATACCTACTTGTTGACCTTCTGGTGTTTCAGCAATACAATGTCTGCATCTCTGAGATGTGTTTAATTCTCTAATTTCTGTATTTTTTCCAGTTAAACAAGTATCGATACTTGTTTTACTAGTCTGAGACCACAAATCTAAAGGAGTATCTCTACTTGTTGTTACAGAAATATTTTCTTTATTATTACTTTTTGAAATTCCCCATAAATTATTAAATGATCTTATAAATTCTTTTTTTATAGTTGAACCACATTTAGAACTATAATTTGCTATAAAATGGTCGTAATTTACTGTCTTTTTTTTAGTATTATTCATTATATTTTGTAAAATTCCAACAAATAAAGTACTAATACTTATACCTGCAGAATCAAATCTTTTAAGATACCAAGAATCTCGATCGTCGTCTGGGATTACCCCTACTAAATTCAAACAAAACTTTGCAATCATGTAAGAATATTGATTTATTTTTAAATTAATTTCTAATTCGTTATCTTTTGTTTTATTATATATATTTGAAATAACAGATTCAGAAGTATTTTGATTTCCTTCAATAAAATTTATATACTTTATAAATTTATCTGTTACTTTTAAATTTTTTTTTGCATAAGCCACATATGAAGGTATTTTAGAAAGTTCTTCAAAAGTTTTTCCTTTATATTTTTTATTATTATTATTTGAACTAGGAACCCAATATTTTAATTCTTCAGGATTTTCATAATTTATGTTTAATAAAAAGGTTTCTGAAGTAGACATGTTCTTAAACAAATTATTAATAAATACGTTTCTAATATTTGTTTTTTGATTTTGAAATTCTAAATCTGATTTTAAAACTGTTTCACCTCTTTTTTTTAAAACATATTCATAAACATTAGAAATATTTTTGGTTTTAATTATTGATTCATGTAAAAATGTTCTAACTTTATGATGATATTCTTTTTTAATATATTTTAAAATATAATCGTTAATAGCTTCTTCCGGTTCTATTCCTAAAATTATTTTATATACTACAAATATTGGAAGAAATTTTCGATTACTACTTGAAAAATCATTAATTTTTATATGATTCCATTTTTTTCCCAATTTAATTGTTATCATCTGTGATTTTGTATCAGTGTGTACCGTAAAAGTTAATTGTTGAATACCCTTTCTTTGAAAAATGATTGGTATAGATTCTCTGCCCTTATTTTGTGTTACAATGCTTTTCTCGCCTTTAATGATAAAATATCCAAATGGATCACTTATACATTCTCCGAGTTCAACCAATTCTTCAATATTTTTCCCTTTTAAATAACAAATATTACTACCTAACATGATTGGGATTTCTCCAATATTTACTTCTTGGTTTCTAACTTCATTTCCATCAGGAAGTGTAATTTTTATGTTTACATAAATATTAGCTGAATAAAATTTATTATTTACTCTACAATATGACGGTGTTAAATCAAAATGTTTATCCCCTATATGAACTTTTGGTATTTCAATTCTATTTAAATTAAATTCTATATTATATCCGTTTTGACTAAAAGATTGTGCTTTTATTTGTTTTGGTAACATATTTTCTATCCAATTATTATAAATATTTAAAATAGAATAAGCTCCACTTAATTTTGATATAACTCTTCTAAACAATTTTTGTTCTTTTGTCCTTTCATAATCATCAATTGTTTTGATAATACTTCCATCTTTAAGTTTTTTGTCTAAAAATAAATCCGTCATTTTCTGTAAATAAATTTTTTTATAATCAATTTTGATTTTATCATAAATACAAATTATGATAAAATCAGCCCACATTTTATCATAAATACAAATTATGATAAAATCAGCCCACATTTTATCATAAATACAAATTATGATAAAATGTGGGCTAATTTTGATTATTCAGAAAAACCTATTATTAAAATAAAATTGGTTGGTACACCTGAAAATGAAAAAGATTTTGATCATTTTTTAAGTTCATGGTTAGAATTACAAAAATCAAAACAAAACTTTACTTTAACTTTTGATACTACTAATGTTGGTTGGGTAAATCCAAAATACGCTTTTAAAATGACAAAGTTTATAAGATATTTAAAAACTTTCCCTACACAATATTTACAAAAAAGTATTATTTTAGTTAAAGATAATTATACCCTTTTTCTACTAAAACTTATATTTTTAATCCAAACACCTGTAGCACCTGTTTATTTAGTAAAAGAAAAAGAAGAAATTTCAAGATATTATAATGTTACAGAAAAAACTCCGATTGTAAAAAGTTTTAAAAATTAAACTTTTTACAATCGGAGTTTTAAAATTTAAACTTTTTACAATCGAAATTTTAAAATTTAAACTTTTTACAATCGAAATTTTAAAATTTAAACTTTTTACAATCGGAGTTTTAAAATTTAAACTTTTTACAATCGGAGTTTTAAAATTTAAACTTTTTACAATCGAAGTTTTAAATATTAAAATTGATTTAAATATTTTAAATCAATATAAATTAAAATGGATGATGATATTGAAGGAATGGTTGTATTTTGTAATAGGGGACATGTTATGTTTAGTAATATAGGAGAAATTATAAATAAACCAAAAAAAAAATCAAATACAGTGTATATTAATCCTATTTTTAATACAATGATTTCTTATTGTAATGATGACGACGATGATATAAAAAAATTTTTAATAAAAGCATCAAAAAATATTTTTCCAAAAGATATAAAATTTAATGATAACAAATTAATATTAAAATCAAAAAAAAAACAACTATACTTGAACGATAATAATATTAAAGATGAATTTGTTAAATTTAAACAATTTTATTTAGATAATATTAAATTCAAAAAAACCAGTTTAATAAAAATAGAAGAAAAATATATAGAATTAAATTTATGGAAAGACTGTACAAAATTACAAGATTTTTTAATTATTATGTATATAAATAAATTAAAATTTATTTATAATTTAAATAACAAAGAAACCGATGAATTAGAATCTTTAATCAATATATGTTTAATTTGTAATTATATAAATAATACAAATATTATTGTCAAAAAAAATATAATTATTGATATTGAAAATATTAAATTTAATAAAAAAAAAAGAAAATTTAATATTGTAAATAAAAATTTAAAATCAATCAAAATTCAAAAAAAAAATTATTCAAATAGTTATAATGATAGTATCATAACTGAAAAAAATGAACAAATTTGTATTGAAAAAAAAATCGATAAACTGTTAAATTTTATTACAAAAAATTGTTATTAAATATTTTTGTAATAAAATTGATTTATTTATTATATTAAATGTAATAAATATGGAAAATTTACAATTTTGTACACTATGTAATGAAGAAACAAAAAAAACTTGTTGTATTAATATTAAATCAAAAAAATCAAAAAGATTTGGTGAAAAATGTAAAAATAAAGCCAAATATGAAATTTGTGGAATTAGATATTGTGGTGTTCATAAAAATTATGCAAAAAACCATTTAAAATTAGACAATGAAATGTCTTTAATTTTTAATAATATAACATTGTCTAATAAAAGAAAAAATATATTTAAAAACCCAAGAGAAAGTAAAAAAATTAAACCAAACGGTTTTGGTTTTATAGCTTCAACTATGTTTCCTAAAACAGAAACCTAAGTAAATGTTAAATTTATTACACGAGGATTTATATTTTTATATTTTTGATATATTAAAATATGAAAAATTACTTAATTTAAGAATTATTTCTAAAAAATATAAAAATGTAGTTGATAATTATTTTTATTTTAAAAATAAAACTATATTTAATAACTTTAATACAAAATTTTTAAGTTTGTATCAAAATATAACAGATTATGAAAATAATGAATTTAAAAAATTCTTACAAAAACAAAAATCAAATTACAATTTGTTTGTAATTAAACATCAATTACAAAATAAAAATTTGGATCAATTGTTTATTTATAATTTTATCAAAAAAATAAAATTTAAAAAAATTAATAATATAAGATGTATTGATTTAGATTATCTTAATTGCAAAAATAAAATTTTAGATTTTTTAATTACAAATAATAAAATTAAATTTAATAGTAATTATTATTATAATTTAGCAGAATTATCAGCTATTTATGGTGACCATATCCAATTATCTTATTTATTAAAAAACTATGAAATTAAATTAAATAATAATTTTATACACGAACGGAAAGAAAATTTTTTTTTATTAAATTCTTATGAACTTGTATTTGACATAAAAAATAATTCCTTAAAATGCAATTTTGATTTGATAGAAAATATTCTTATGGAATATTTTCTATCTTAATATTCTTATGGAATATTTTCTATCTTGATATTCTTATGGAATATTTTCTATCTTAATATTCTTATGGAATATTTTCTATCTTAATATTCTTATGGAATATTTTCTATTTTTCTGGAATAAATCCAATAATAAAATAATTTTCTATTTTCTTATACCCAGGTATTTCATTTTTTGATACCATCATACCAAATTTATTTATTTCAAAATCATAAAGTTCATTATCAATTTTCACCTTACCTTTATTAGAAAAAGGAGTTAAATATATAATTTCATTATTTAAAGTTCTTATTTTATCAGGTTTTGGATAAAATACTAATTCATTATTCATTGTTTTTAAATTAGGATTTCCATCTTTATCATAATAAGGATTATATTTTTTAAACATTTTATTATACAAAATCATATTATTTACGTTTTTATGTTAAAAACATAAATGTTTTTAGAACTACGAAATTAGTAGTTATCAATTAGAACCATTTTCAAGCATTTGTTGTAAACTTAATTTTGAAGGAAATTTTTGTTTTTCCAACAAATGATGAATAGTTTCAGGTGCCGATATCGTTTCAAGAGATTTAAAACCCGTATAATCAGGAGCAAATGCTTTCCAACCAATCTCGGTGAGTGTTCCAGGTAATGTTATTGATACTGCTTTTCCACAACCATAAAATGCCATATCACCAATCTTGGTAACACCTTCGTGAAGCTTGATTTCATTCAAGTTTTGACAATGCATAAATGTAGCATCAGCTATTTCGGTGATACCTCCAGGGAGTTTGATTGAACTCAATTTAATGCAATCCTTAAATGCACTATCACCGATCTCAACAAGTGTTTCAGGTAATTCTATTGATTTCAACCCATAGCAACCATTGAATGCATTATCACCAATCCTGTTAATACCTTCGTGAAGTATAATTTTAGTCAATCCTTTACAGTAACAAAATATACTTCACGAAGGTATTAACAG